CACTCTTTTTGGATTTTACAATCGTATAAATATAGGGATAACGGGGGTTAGTGCCTACTCGTTTATAATGGTAGTACCTCAGCCCATCCACCATACCGGCAAAACGATCCGTAAACTGGAGAACAAACCGGCTTTCCTGGATTAGCCATTGGCCTTTGATCTTCTCAACAGCCGCGAGGTCAACTTCCCCGATTTCGGACAGCGCTTTCACCTCAGTTTGTTTTATATTTCTCATTTTAATATAATTTTCATATTCATTAATATTAGTATTAATGATTGATTTGGTTTTTTCGTCACGAATTAGATTCTCGTGACCCTTTATTTTACTGTATTTCATTATGCCAATGCAATTACTCTAAGATCTCTTAGTTTTGGTGGATATACTTGAATGTTGGATGATACTGTCAGTTTAACACTAAAGTACCTAAATTCTGCCAAATTGTCTACACTAAATTCATAATCTTTGAAATAATTTTCAGTATCTCCATTTCCAAATAACTCATTATTTGGAACGAATTTATCGGGAGTTCCATCACTGTTGGCAATATCAATAATTTCTCCAGATACCAATTTGTTTGAATATCCTGGGAATGGATAATAAATTGGAGTTTCAGTTGGATCCTTCATTAATGCATAAAATGCTCTAATATCAGCATTTCTATTAATATATGCGGCAATATAAGTTCTTATTGAAGTCGCTGGAACTTCTAGAGAAATTGGTTTTGTTGCATAATAGAATGCTATAGGATCTTTTTGCAATGTGGAAATTCTAGAATCATTTACGTAATCTTCAATAGGTCTATTGACTCTATTGGAAACTAAAATTGCACCAACTCTATCCAAATCAATAACAGGACTGATTCTATCATTTTCTGTAGTTAAGAAAGTTCTTAGTTCAAGAGATTTATTTGCAGGTTGGTCTTGCAAATAAGTCTGCTCATTGATTAGTGAGCAAATTAATCTACTTGTGTTCATATTATTGTTTACATTCAAATCAACTCTCTGATACCCTTGATCAACAAAGGAAGGTTCAACGCCACCAATGCTTGTTGCGGAAACTGTTCTCAAGTCTGCAGATATTCCTGTTCTTGGCAGAATAAATGTTTCAACGTTTGGTTTGATAATTTCAAATTGAATGTTGCTTGATGCTAGAACAGTGGATCCTCCAGTTGATTTGGTATCTGCAAAATATAATGGTTTTAATGTAGGATCAGGTCTCACGGTATCAATGTACAATGTATAATAGTCTAGTCCAATTGGATCTAAAACTACAGTATCTTGTAGAGTATGAGTTTTATTAATTCTAAGTAAAGAAACCCCATTCAACTCATACTTGTATACATCATCTCCAATAAAGTGTGGTGAAGCTTTTATTAAAATTGAACTGTCTGAAGAATTAATCTTACGTTCAATACCAGTCAATTGATTGCCAGAAACACCAGTATACTTAATAATTTCTCTATTAATTAGTATATAACCTGGATTTATAGAACTTACTAGTTCATTTTCAAAAGTGTTGAATATTGTGGTTGATGAAACAGTAATTGCAGATAAAGCAGTGTCATTTGATGTGATAGTTTCTGATAAAGAAACTGGATCAATATCGGATTTAATATTTGACAATTCAACGAAATTTACTTCTGAATGCATTCCATGATTTTGATGATTTACTTTGATATGTAATCCATCCGTGATTTCAGTTATTTCAGTAATATTAACTGGAGGAGTTGTACCATCATTAATATTGACATTAATCCCAGATGGATTTGTATAAGTTAAAGTAAATGCATTTCCTGTTTGGAAATTGCCTTGAACGTTGTCAATAATGATTTGATTGAAATCGGTGACATCATCAACAGTTAGTAGTAAATTTCTGCCCAATTGTTGATCTCCTAACTGATCAACAGATAAAACATCACCTTTCTGATACCCAACCCCAGATGATGTAATAGTTGCAGCAATTGCAACTCCATCATTAAAACTACCGTCTGGTAAAATTTCTCTTCCAATAGTAATATCTGCTGTCGCTAATTTTCCTTCAGATGAAGAATTTACCAAAGGAACATTAAAATATGTGAAAGATGTTCCATTTGAAGGAGTATAACCAATTCCACTATTAGTAATAGAAATACTTGAAACAGATCCAGTAGCACCTACATAATTTCCAGTTGCATTAGTTCCAGTTTGAACGACAGTATTACCAAAAGTAAATCCAACATCATTTAAAGTTTCCGAAATATCAACTTTAATTTTTCTGGAGTAAATTTCTATAGGATTATTACTTAACTTTGAGAACTGTTTATTCTTTTTAGTGAGATTTGGGTTGAAGAAACTTGCATTTCCTTCAGTCTCAAATACTGCAGAATACAATGTGAATTTCAGGTCCTCAAATTGACTTGGAGTCCAAGTTGAAGCATTCTGAGACTTAAATAAAGATCCAATTGTACTAATATCTGGTTGACTTGCAACTATAGTTCTTCCAGATTCTGGTAAAGAAGCTGTAGTAATATCAACTTCACCTAGTCTAGAAATCCAAGCATAGTAATTTGTAGAATCCGATTTGATAACAACTGCGTGTTCAGTTTCTCCCTTTAGATAAACTGGAGCATCAAATTGAACTCTTGTTGGAATTGAAGCGTCTTCGGAAATTTCAATGTCATCGGGGAATACAACAATTTGAGAGAATGGATAAATTTCTCCAGTTGGTAATCCAAGAGACATTGGTCTCAACTCAACAATAATTGGTAAAGTATCATCTTTAGATTGGAAGAATAAATCAATTGCCGTTACGAATCTTCCCTCTTTAGCACTAATAGTAAATGATTGTGCTAGTGGATCTAATCCTACAGGTGGAATTAGTGATGATGATGCAGTATCTTTAGATTCTTTCCACTTCAATAGGAATGCGCCAGGGGAACCATCAGCACCTGATCCATTTTTGACGCCACCGCCACCGCCGCCACCGAAAGTACCACCTCTTCCACCATCCGTGTCTCCACATCTTGGTACTTCACCGTTAGTTCCACCAGATCCTGCAAATTCTATACCATTTCCACCAACTCCGCCAGTTGCTGAAGTACAGCTATCATCATCTTTAGGGTGTCCGCAATTTCCACCGCCTCTACGTCCTGCACCACCACCGTATCCACCTCTTCTATCATCATCATCTCTATCATATCTACCATCTTCACCTTTTCCACCTCCACCACTATTACTTCCACCTTTACCTTTAGAAGTGCTAGATCCACCAACACCACCTCTGGCAACTATATTTTTGCCTAAGATAAAACTTGATTCTCCATTCGTTGCCTTGTTATCTGAAGATGCACCTTTTCCTCCAGATCCAACTTGGATTGTCAAAACTTCTCCAGGATTTACTGAAATTTTCTTAGAGCAAACTCCACCGCCGCCACCGCCACCGCCAGGTCTTTTTCCTTTACCATATCCACCACCACCGCCGGCACCAACTCCAGAAGCTTCAATAGAAGTTACGCCCTTTGGAACAGTAAATGTATATGTTCCTGGAACTGTATATAACTTAAATTGTTCAATTTTCTTTGATGATGGTCTTGGACCAGGAGATGGTCTTGGACCAGGAGATGGTCTTGGACCAGGAGATGGTCTTGGACCAGGAGATGGTTTTGGACCGGGTTTTGGACCGGGAGATGGTTTTGGACCGGGTTTTGGTTCCGGTGATGGTGATGGTTCTGGTTTTGGTGTTGGATATGGTTGTGGTTGTGGTTTTGGTGGGGGAGCAGGAACTTCGACTGCAATCGGTTGAGAAAAATCTGTTGTTGAAATTGGAATTGTTTGAGATAATGTCCCAACTTCCTTTATAGTATCTCTAATTGTTGCAAAGGAATCTTGAGTTGTCTTAATAGTACCTTTTGAAAAGAATGCTGCTTCTGCCAAACTGTTTAGAAGTCCTGGAACAGTCGAAATGCTCTGAGAACTTGAAAGTCTTACAATCTTTGCACCAGTAGTGAATTTTGGATTCTTTGGAACCGATGGATCGGGAATATATAAGGATGCAATTACTGTTCCAACATTATCTGTGACCAATCTTACAGGTTGAACTCTAGCAATAGCATTACTAGTGTTGCCAATTAAAAGCATTCCAGAAGAAACGTATCCGAAAGATTCTCCAATTGCTTCTTCAGCTAATAAAAATGTATCAATATTTAAAAATGTTGATGACTCGGAATAACTTGTTGGAACATCTGCAGTTCTTGTATATGGATTAAAAGAATATACTTCTGTTGGAGAATCATATCTACCACCTCTATGATCTGGTTGGCAAAGACGGAATCTAATATTTGCATTTCCAGTTGCATCTTGTGCTTTGAGAGTTCTAACAGTCTCTCCGATTTGGAAAATACCAGATATCATTTCAACTTCCAAAAGTTTTGGAACTACAAATTCATCAACTCTTTGACCATCAAAGAAAGTATACATTTGAGTATAAGGTTTCAATTTCTTAGAAACCAACTCAATATTTCTAGATCTACAGTATGTTGCAATATCAATACTTACTACATTTTCTCCATATGATACTGGGGTATCTGAGAATGTAATTCTGTTGGTATCACCAATTCTAGTTTTAAAACCTTCTTTATCTCTAGCGTAAACAACATCTTGATACCACTTTCCATTCTTTTCATATTTTGGTCCTCTAGAAACTTCTCTTGGGGCAGATATTGTTGTCCAAGAAGTTTCCCAAGCACCAAATATAACTGGAGCCCATCCAGAGTTTGGATCTGGAATTTCATCCAATTCAACTTCAACAATTTGAGTTTCTCCTTGTTGAACACCCAAATCAATAGGATCTAAAACTATAGGATCTAACCAAATATCAGAAGAGGGATTTAGAGAAGCAACTCCGCCATAGAAAGTGACCAAATATGGAGTTACATTTTCAACTCTAGTTGCATATGGTTGAACTATTTCTTCAGTTTCGGAATAATCTAATGTTAAAATTCCCTTTCCAACAGAACCAACAGATTTTCTAACATTTTCTCCGACAATAGATTGATTTGACTTATAATCAAAATCTTCATCATTAAAATTAATTGAACCATTGGAATTTGTATGACCAAGAATTAAATCTATTGATGTCGTATAAACAGATGGTCTCAATTGAGAATTTTCTACATCAATTGAATTTTTTGCAACAGATGAAGATTTTTGCGAAATTAAAGTTGTAAAATTGTCTACAAAGAATCCAGATTTAAATCTATCAAGACCATTTGAATCTTTTATAGTGAAACTAGCAGTCTCTTTTTCCAAAAGTGAAAGGGTTGTATAATACTCAAGATTTTTTATTCGGTCTTCCAATTTTTTAATATCAACCATTCTATATCTCTTGTGCTTAGCAAGATCAACTCTAACCTCATCGTTAGTGCAGAAATAAGCAGGAAGAGTTATTGTAGCAATATCAAGAGACTCTGAAAGATTTAATGGAGCTTGGGGATTCTCCGCAGGGTCGCCAATCATTAATTCAAATTGACCTTCTTTTGATAAAATAATTTTATCAATTCTTGGTAAATAATATGAAAAATCTAATATAATATCTTCATCAGATGCCAAAATTGGAGTATTTTGATTGTCAACATTAACAAAATTATTGGATAGTGATTCGAATGGAGACCTTGCTCCAGCAGTGACTGTATAAGGAGTTACTCTTGGTCTCAAATCTAAAATGTTATAGTTTCTTAAACCATCATATGCTGGAATGTTGCAATAATTAAATTGTCCATAAGAATTTGCAGTAAAGAAACTTCCTTCATCTGCTGGATCTATAGAAGTTGATTCAAAAACAATTTTTAATTTTTTTATAGGTTCTCTAGATCTTTCTTTTCTAATAATTCTTCCATAATCATAGAAAGTACTTTTCTGACCATTATTGAATATAAAATTATCAGTAATATCTTTACAATTACCTCTATTTAAAGAACTGATTGTTGAAATTACATTCGAATCCGAGAAAGATACTCCTTCACCAGAAGTAAATTCTGAAGAATTTAAACTAATATAACTTACAGTATTTGAATTAATTCTCTCTACCAGAATTGCTACACAATTACTAGTTTGACCAACAATTTCTTCTCCTAATATTAAATTAGCAGTTGAAAGTGCTCCCAAATCTAAAGTAATTGATTTGAGAGTTGGAGCATCTGTGGCACTTGATGTTTCAAATACTCCCAATAATTTTGTAACATCAGGGAATTTTAGACAAATATCCTCATCCTGTACTCTTGTTCCATAAGGATAATTGCCAAATTCTAAACCATCATTAATTGTAGTTTGTCCGATTCCAGAATAATCGTATTTTGATTTATCAACTATAATAGAGTTTACTCTATTCCTTTTCTTAACCTTAGAACTTACGTTTAATTTTTTAACGGTATAAGTTAAAATTGCAGTTCCACTTAAAACTTTTAACCCATTAATTTGTAAACTTTGAGATCCGAGAGTAAATAGAAACTTATCTTCTGTAAGAGGATCTGTAGTTCCATCACCAGTATATACAACAGAATATCTTTCTTCATCATATGGTAAGAATCTTTCATTTGCAGGAAGAACTATAGTACCTGAAGAGTTGTTTGCAATGTTTATTGTTCTTTGCTTTCTGATAATAATTTCAGAATCTTCTAAATCGACAGAAGAAATTTTATCTTTTGGAAATACTGTATATAATGTGTTATCCGAAGAATCTTGCAGTCCAGATTTTAGAATTCTAAAATCAGAAACATTTAACTCTGAAGTTGGGAGAGAAGATACGCAAACTCCATCAACTGGTGTAACAGATTCGATTACCAAAGACTTTTCAGAAACTGAATTTACCTTTGCATAAGTAGGTACAATATCTCCTGGTGTTGAATATGCTACAATGTCATTTTCTTTTACATTACCAAAAAATACAAAATCAGAACTTGTTACAGTACTAATTCCTGATGATCCATCGGAAATAGACACAGAACCGGCAAATGATTTTGGTCTTTGTACCAAATCTGCACTAAAAGTTACTCCAGATCCAACTGGAGATGCATAAATTGATTTAAAATCATTAATATCATATTCTGTAAATGATTTAATAATTCTATTATTTTGAATTCCATCAAAACTTAACTTTTCACCCCTCAGAAACTTGCCTTCAACATTGTACGCAGTAATAATTCCAGAATTTACTACAGACTCTTTTAAAAATGCTGAAGCACCACTAGAACTACCTTTAATAAAAGTAGGAACATCTAAAGTAATTGGATTATTTAAATTAAATTCAATATAAGGTTGTACATCGAATAAAGTAATATCCCACTCATTTGAAAATGGAAATACTGAATTGTAAGAACCAGATTCTAAAGCAAAATCATAAACTCTAGCAAGACCAATTTCCTTTCCGGGTTCCGCATTTATATCAGAACCCAATCTTTCAGATCTTAAAGTCACCGTATAATCGGTTGAAATACCCAAAGAAGGAGTTCCATTAACTCTGTTTAATGTGAAAGTTGCTCCGGTTTCATATACGATACTTTGATTTTGCAAAGTCTTTGTAATTCTTGGTTTTGCAAAATCAATAAATGTTGGATTTGGAATTTCTACCTCAAATCCTCTAATGTATGCCTTTCCTGGAGATACTTTATAAATCCCCAAAGATTCATCTGCAGTATTATTTCCATATGTTATTTGTCCCTGCCTAAATACACCTTTATTTCCTTTAAGGTTATCTAAAGACTCTTTAACATCGACTTTAAATGGAGTTACATAATAATCTCCAGATTCATCATAAGTTCTTCTAGCAAATTCATTTGCCAATAGGTTATATTCAGCATCTCTTTGAACTTTATCTGGAGATCCATCAACTACCTTAAATAACTCAATATATCCTTCATCTTGTGTTTCTGTAATTGAATATTTTGCCAAAGAGACTGAAATTGAAAGTCTATCTGCACCAGGTGCTGCAAAGTTTGTAAATCCTTGAGAATTATCTACTAAAGATTCATCATCATCTGAAGTAACAATATCTTCAGTAACTTTTAATCCAACACTATAAGTTACATTATTTGATATTGGATCCAATAATATAGTTTCCTCATTAACATTTACAAAATATCCTCTAATAAAATAAACTCCAGAAGCAATAGTTACTGAAGATCCAATAATAGAAGAATCTTGGGGAGTTACTCTAGAAACTCCTTGACCAGACTGAATGCTGGTGACTCCACCTGATATAAATGGAACGTCTTCTTCTGAAAGTAAAACTTCTCCGGGATTAAATTCTCTAGTATTCTCAGTTAAACTAGAATCCCTGTAAGATACATAAATTATTGTATTTGTGGTTGGAGATTCATCTGCAGGCAAAATAAATTCTACTCTAGCCTTTACTTGAGAATCTTGTCCAATGAGATATTTTCCAATAAAATTATCCAAATAAGAATCTACAGAAATCCCAAGATAACTTGATTCTACTTGAATGCCTTCATAATAATTATTATAAACAACATTGCCACCAAGAACGGGAGAACCTTCTTTAAAAATATGAGATCCAAATTTTTCAATTTGATTTTGTAGAATTGACTGAAGTGTTGTCAATTCCCTTGATTGAATAGGATACCCTGGTTTAAAAAGAACTTTATAAAAATTTTTCCTGTCGTCAAAATCATCAAAATATGGGGTTACATTCAAATTAGTTTCTTGTGGCATGATTGATTAGAATTGTAAAACGACTTTAATATCTTCTTTCTGATTTGAAGATCTGCTAATTGAAGGTCTATTATCGACGTAAATTATATCGCCTGTATATTTTTTTACCTCCGGATTAGAAAATCCATTTTCAAAATTTTGACCAAGGTATACAGTACCATTATTTATTATGGTAGATATACCACTAAAACCATTATCTATCGGAATAGTAACAGTATTAATTTGAATATTTCCATCCGTTGAAAATTGAACTTGTTCATATCCATTTGTAGCACTTGTTGTCAATCCGGATGTTGTGTATCCATAAAATGTTCTATCTTGCCAATATTTTAAAACTCTTGTTTCGGAATCATAAGAAACAACTCTTCCTACTGCAGTTCCAACACCGACAATTGTTTGTGTAAATGTTGCATTAGGAGAAATTGTTTGAGTATTTGGTTCCAATTTTAAAGCATACACAGAACTAGCCTTTTCAATATTTAAAATTGAAGTAGAATCAAATGCTTCTGGATTCTTAACAATTCCAACTCTTGCCACTTTATTGCCAACAACAAAATCTGGATTACCAGTATCATTTTCAATTCTAGAGTATAAAAGAACATTAGTAGAACCAAGTTCTCTATAAATATCGGATCCATGACCTCCCTTTGGGGGAATGATGACATCAAATACTGGAGCGTCCGTCAAGAATATGCCAGAATTGGACAAATCAACAGTTCCATATGTATATCCATCTCCACCGTTGGAAACAAATATGCTATCCACAGTTCTATCTGTTCCAATAATAATTGTTGCAGTAGCTCCAGAACCATCACCTCTAATTGGAATATTTTGATATAATCCCGGTGCTCCTAAATTAGTTCCCCTATCAACAATATTAATTATTTTTAATTGACCACTGGTTGAAGCATTTTGTATTATTGCAGAATAATCTTGATTAGTTTTCCAATCTCTAGGAACGGGAATAAAATTAGTACTATCAAATTTTATAATTTCACTAGGTCTTATTGTATAAAGATATTTCCAAATATATCCATCACCACTAGTTCCTGCAGATCTTGGTTCCAAGTCTGTAAATGTTGGTTCATCAAGGGAAGGATTTCCTTTAGGAGACTCTGGAGTAGTTCCATTCTGTAGACATATATAAACTCTATAATCTTGAGTTATCACATAATAGTCTGAGGAATATAAACTAGTGGAATCTGTTTGATTTGCACGCTTGTCTATACTAATATCTTGTCGATACATATCATAAGTTCTTCCAGATTCCCAATTAACCCTTCTAATAACAGGAGACACATCACCCGGGGAAATTTTTTTCAAGGAAAACATAGTGTCCCAGATCTTATTTTCTTCATTAAAATTATCTCTAGGGAAAGGTGGATTAATTTCCCAAGTAGCAGAATATTCGGTTGAGTTTGAGAGACCTAGAAAAACGTAATACCCATTATCACTAGAATTTAAATCATCAATAAATCTTAGCGCATTAGATATTCTAAGTTGGTCAGTTATAATTGCCGACATTTTTTAACATTTTTTGATTATTTATAAAGCAGTTTGGAAGTAAAAAATTAATATTGATAATTTGAAGATCTTAATGGATTAAATCTTTGAACAACTGGATTATTTTGATTTGTTGTTTTGTCAATAAAGAAATTTTTAGGGAATACTCTCTTGTCCAAACTATCAATCTTACCCCAACTAAATTCCGCAATATATCCTTGCAAAGAAGGGTCGGTTGGACTTATAGATGGTATTGAGACCAAATTATCAACGCAACAAACGATTCTATTAACAACTATTGGAGTTCCTGGAGAATATAAATTAGAATTAATTGTAACAATACTAGACCTTACAACCTGATATATATTATCCATATTTGAGGAATTTGAAATACTATCAGCAACGCCATTCACGAGTTGATATCCAAAATTGGGAGAATTGCCAATTCTAGAATTAAATAAACGTAAATAATCACCAGGTTGAAGTTGACTTACTGTAATAGAAGAACCAACAACAGTATCTCCAATATAAACTGGATCTCTTAAAATGGAATCTTCTGGAATATACAAATCAAGCTCTATTGCTGGTGGATCAATGGCACCAATAATTTCCCTATCAATAGTTGCTATTCCAACAACAACTCCATAATCTCCACTAAACTCAACATCTCTTATAACCTCGGTAGTTGTAGTTGGCGGATCAATAGAAACCCTTGGACTTTCAATTTGAGAAACTTCATATATTATTGGAGTTTTTAACTTATAATTTCTAAATGTTTCGCCAATTCCCGGATTATCAAAAGTATCAATATAAACAATATCTCCAACAGAATATCTGAATCCTGGATTTTCAATATTAATATTTGAAGAATCGACAATCAAATTTTCTGTAATTGGATCAATAATTAAATTGACGTCAACTGATGCATTTAAACCTATACCACTCCCACTATTAAGTCTTGCTCCACTGAACGTATTATTTGATTCATTCAATATCGGAGGATATCCTGTTCCATTTTTCAAAACTTTTAGTTTTTTAATTGGTCCATAAGAATATCCGACTCCTGCATTTGTAACTGTAATACTATCAACTTGACCAGATGAAGAAATATTCGCAACTGCTGTGGCAAATTCTGCAGGATCTGATTTTAATACATCTGCACTAAATCCAGATTCAAATAAAATTATTTCTTCACCAACTTCAAAAGTTTTTAAATTAGTTGGAACAATTTTGATTACATTATCGGTAGTTATTCCTGCGAGAATTGCGGATGCTCCACTAATATTACCCAAAATTTGCTCACCTACAACTGCAGTCGATACTCCAACTGTTGATATAGTTCCAGTAATATTTTGAATATTCGTCAATTCTAGTGTTTTTGGAACTGGGTTTGATAAAATTGGATATTGAATATTTACATTTGGTGCACTTTCATATCCACTTCCGCCATCGAGAATATCGATACTAGAAATTCCTCCACCAGCAGAAATACCACATTCACCTGCCACGGCAGAAGTTTTATCACGAGTGTCAATAATTTTAATGACATTTCTTTGCTTTTCATCTATTTGTTCAGCAGCATTGTCAAAAAATGGTTTTAATGTATCAACATAAATTTCAGTACTGTCTAATCTTATGTCAGAAATTATGTTTGCAGATGGTAAAATTGATGGTTCATAATAAGTTCTATCTTTTCCGATAAATTGATTATCAATAACAAAATCAACTTGTTGTTTTGCAATAGTTATCGGTCTTAATAATTCGGAATCTCTACTTATTCCCTTATCAGTATAAATTAATGTATTTACAAAATCTGAAGATACAACATCGGAAACAATTCTTTCATTTTGAATTAAACTCTTATTGTCACTAGTAATAAACACAGAGTCTCCAATTTTTACAGTTTCAAGAACATCAACATCTAAAACATCAACATCACTATTTCCTCTATAAAATATTATTGAAACAGTATCTCCAATTTTTGGAGCTTCTGGGAAAGTAATAATACTCCCGCCACTAAAAGTATAACCTTCTCCGGGAACTTGAAGAATATCGTTATATAAGACTATTAGTACAGCTTGAATATCAATATTTGATCCCTTTTTAGCTCTAATAGATTTTTGTTCTCCATTAATTTTAATTGGGAAAATTCTTCTACTATTATCAAATAAATCATCAAAATTATCAATAACTTCCAAATCACCAATAGACCAGGCAGAGAATTTTGTATCATACACATCATCAATAAAGAGTTTAAATTCTTCAAATGCAACTGACTGATCAACTGGTATTCCAGTCAACCCTCCCACTGGTACAGTCAAAACTTCAAAAGGTCTATATCCATATCCATTATTTACAAATTTAAAGTCAATAACTCTTCCTCCTTCACCTACCGTCAAATTAATCTTAGCACCTGTTCCTATTCCAACAGAAGGTGAACTAGAACTATAGACTAATGGAATTTCATAATATCCTATTGGAGAGTCAAATACAATCTCTGGAGGGGAAAATCTTCTTATAAGGACCTTATCGCCAGATATAATGTTAGAAGTTATTGGAGTGTCTAGAGTTATAAAGGTATTTCCAATTCCATTAACTTTTACATTAAAATCACTATTAACTGAAACATAACTGTTTATATTGTTTATATTTCGTATTGTGTTTACATAAACTATTGTCGATCCAACAGATACTGGAAATGTTGATAAAGTTTCAAATACATCATAAAAACTCGTAAATGATATTCCAGGATTAACAAAATTTATATTTGTTGAAATTGAACCAGAAATTACTGTAGTAAATCCAATATAATTTACATCATAATCTGAAGGACTTTCGGTTCTAATTCCAATATCAACTATTTCCGAAGATAGTTCCGTTAACTTTATAGAAACTGTAGAACCTGCTGGAATATCTTCGTCCAAGTTTTCCGATAATGTAATAGTAGAAGCAATAGAATCATATGATAAAATTTCCAGATCATTACAAATAGTTCCTATTCCAGTACTGCATAATGCCCTTGATGAATATGGAAGCTTATCAAACAAACTTCTTTCTTCATTTATAGTTAGCACGTTTGATCCAGAAGAAGAAATTGTAGAGGTCGTTACAAAAATCTCTTTCGAATCAATTAGTCTATACCCACTTCCAGTAGATCCAATAGTTATATTTGAAATTAATCCAGTATTATCAATAGTAACTGATGCTCCGGGAGTTTTTAATGGTTGATATCCGTGCCCAAATGTGGATCCAGTACTGACTATTATTCCACCAGAAGGTAAGTTTGTTGCATTTATATCTTCAAGATTGGAAACTTCTTGTTCTTGCTTAAATATTATTGTTGGATCGCCACCTGGTGTTTGTCCTAAAATAAATGAACCATCAATATTTCTCTCAGAATTAAAAGGTATTTGTAAAATATTTTTGACAAGTACAAATAAATTTGAAGTTGAAATTCCACTAAGACCTGGATCACTAGATGTTATGACAAATTCACTCTTAATTCCAGTAAATTGTTCAGACAAGTCATTGATTAAAATATTGTCAGAATAAGTTGGACTTAATCCATTTATATTTCCAGACTTATTAAATATTCTTCCGGAGAAAGAAGAGCTTGTAGAAATTCCTACAAAATCAACTTCATCTGGTTTTGGTTCTTTAGGAGTAATGGGAACTTTTCCATATGGAGCATCGTAGAAATGAATAGTATTGTCTACAATGTTATAATCGCCTGAATACTTTGTACAACCAGCACCAACATCATGTGCCGAAGGTAAAGTTCCCAACCAGAATCTATTTACTAATAAAGTATTAGTCCCACCAAAACCAACAACTTTAACTCTAACTATTTCATCATCAATTTTAAATACATCTCCTCCAACAAAAATTTCTGGATTTGTGACCTTAACTCTAACATCCTTCAAACCTAAAGGTGCAGCCAAAGTAGTTTCAAATGAAGTTGAAACTATTGGAGACTGAACCATGTTATCAATAGTAATTAATGATCTTTCATTTCCCTTTTTACCAGTTAAAGTATGTGTTGTTCCTGTTCCATAAGAAGTTAAATCTAGACAATCTGGAACAGATTTTAATGCTTGAGATGCGGAAGCTGCAACTCTAACTGATAAATTATTATCTTTAACTATATAAAGAGTTGCTGGTAGCACATCAGTAAATCCTATTCCAGGAATATTTGTTACTGCAATTCCAATTGGATCGTCGCCATTTGTATCATAAATAACCTCTTCACCAGTACTAAAGAAATGGTTTGGAATGATTAGTTTGTCATTGTTAAGATCAACAGATGAAAAACTTGATGCATTGAATGTTCTCCTTAATATTGGATCTCCTTGATAGAATAAATCAAATTTTCTCTTAATTTCATTTTGAGTTCCAATGTAATCAGTTGTATATGAATTAATTTGAGATTCATTTAGATCAAGAATCAACTCTGCAGGATCTTCTGGATTTTCGGTAATGGTCTTAACACCTTGATAGAAAAACTTAACGGCAAAATTTACCCCAGAAAAAGCGGGTGTAAACGACAATATACAATCTGGACCTGATATTGAAACGCTAAAATCGCCAAGTGTTTTTAGCGTTGGATCAGATAAAACACTACCAAAAACTGTAATATAAGCATCATTATCATTGTTAACAGTTACAATTTCAACAGCTTGAATTTTTGAATTAAATCCACCAAAATCAGATGTTACAACAGCATAATAATATCCACCACCATAAACTTTTCGATGACGATAAATTTCAACAGTATTTCCTAAAGAACCAACATTAATAGTTCCACTTTCAAGTCTAGTATTTGCTAGAATTAAAACATCAGTAGCAATAGCATCAAAGTCAGTATCAATAGATGTTGATACTGTATTAACTTCCAATGTAGCACCATAAGATACTGAAGGAGTTGCTTCTACAATAATATCATCTCCAGAAATTCTTGCGGAATATGCTGCATATCCGATTGGAGGATTTAATGCTTTTGTAAATAATTTTCCATATTCTGTTATATAAACATCACTTCCATCACTAACAATATTGAGTTCTACAGATTCTCTATAATCACCATTTTCGTCATTTAGAGTTGTTATCAATTTATTTGCTTTATATTCTGCCCCAACTCTAGCAATTTCGACTGAAGATGTAGTTCCAGCGGAAATTGATGCAGTTTGGTTTGTAAACGTAACAACTGTACCCAATGAATAAGTTTCTTGAGAAGTTGACCCTAATCCGACAAATGTATCAAATAAACTATATGATACTAGTTCAATATCAAAATCATTAAATTCAAAATCGAAAGGATTATAAGTAATTTCTCCGAAGAATCCGTTAATTCTAAATTCAAATGTCCCCAACTCACCGAAGGTTTCGACTTGACCATATTGACTAACATACCCCTCTAAATCATCATGTATCAATGAAATTAAACCAAACTGTCTTTCATTGAAGAATATTTTATCTTTAACATATGCAAAATATTTTCTGTATCTCGCTTGAAATATTGGAAACTTATCAACAATGACAAATCTATCGTCTCTAGGAATATTATTAAATTGTCCACTAATGTTATCTATTACCAAAACCCTATTATTAATAGATTCTGCATAATCTTGAACTGGGATTGTATTAAATACGACTTGGTCAGATACAATTCTACCATCAAGAAGGTATGTATTTTCAGAAACCATATCAAAATCAACATATGAATTAATGTCGACAATTGTAAATATATCAGAAACTGAATTTAGTTCTGAATAAGAAATTGATGATATATTTGCTTCTTCTGGTGTAGATTCAACTTCAAATGTTGAAAACTTTTTAAATCCAGAAACATGATTTAAACTTGATACTGCATCTTCCCATTCTGAGAACTGAGTTTTTGATTTTAAGTCATATGAGAAGTATTGATAATAAAAACTATCCTGAATTCTTTGCGAATTATCATTCAAGAACCCTATTCTAGTATCCCACCCTCTAGAAACGACAGAAGATGCACCAACTTTATATTCTGCATCATAAAATTCGACTTTTCCAACAATTCCACTTAAATTTGATGTTCTTCCTGTAATTCTATCTCCCGTTAAAAATTTGTCTCCAGATAGAACACTTACAAATTCATTATCTCTATCCCAATATTCAACTATTCCAGTAAATCCACTAGAAGTAAATACCTCTTCTCCAAGAATAAAGTTATTTTTCTGAAGAGTTATGTTAAAAGTTGGGAAATATTTTTCTGGAACAAAATATCCAAACGTATTTACAGGTCTGTATTCGCCAGGAATTTCATCTCCTTCAAGATATTCTGACATATCAATTGAAAATCTTGAAACGTTTCCACCAATACCCTTAGCAACATTACTGACTGTGAATAATGCATAATTGTAATTTGAAGAATTAATTCCTCTAACATTTTCATTAACAGTTACTTCATTTGTAATTGGATCAACTAAAAAATTATTAACTTTAAAGTTTTCTAATAGAACTCTATCTCCATCATCAAAAGGAAAATCTGCAGTTGAACTAAACCCTTGATTTAAAGTAAATGTTAAAATCTTATCTTCGGGAACGTAACTCACAGAACTTACAGTAATTCCGTTAGAATTATTAATTGGAATAATTTTAGGAGTTTTATTAAATAATCCTGAACTATTTTGAATTATTTCAACTTTAAATTCTTCTGGTATGAAATTAAGTTCCGATTGAGTATCAACTTTTCCAGTCAATCCATCAATAACAACAAGATTTGGAATGAGAGTATAGTCTTTACCAATAAAAGAAACTTGAATATCTTTAAAAATACTTAAAGGTTCTACATTTATTAATTGCGGAAGATTACCAGTAGGACGTAAACTATAGTCAACACTATAGTCAAATCCAATATTTTTAAGATCTACTTTTTTTACAGATCCTATTTTCTTGCTTGCTGGGAATAATAGTGCTCCTGTTCCTGTGTTTGAAGTGATAGAAGTGATTCCAGGCAAAACTCTATACTTTCTATCTCTAGAAAGAACAGAAGCTTTTGATATTTCTCCAAGAGTTGAGTATGAATCTGTGCTATATGAAGATATAGAATTTAGACTATTATATGAAGATCTTTCAGGATATCTGTCCAAGAAATATTCGAAATATTTTCCAATAGAAGAACTGGAAAATATTTTTTTATTTCCAGAATAGTTACTATCTAAAATTGATAACGTACTATTATCTGGCAAATTATCATCATCTACTCTATATTCAGTTTTTGATATTGGAACATCTAATAAAGTATTGACTAATGTTAATTTATAATATAATTTTTTAGGAGTATTATCATTTATTTTTAAAGTTAGGTTTGCATTGTTTGTGACTCCAATAATTCCTGTTTTATTTACTTTAAATGAAGAATCTTCTTTAGTTTTTAAAAACTTTTGTAAGAAATTTTGATCTTCATATAAATCAAAATCAAATGCAGGAACTCTTGATTGATTGTTTATAAATGAAAGTGATTGATCACTCAAATCGAAATTGACTGTGTCATTCCTATAAAGTTTTATGTTTGGATTGACTTCTGATATTTCTCCAAATAATCCAGCACTTGTAAGTTCCACAACTGAAGGATTTTCTCTAATAGATTCTTCATATGAGTTTGACAACTTAAATTCATTATCATTTTCTACAACAACATAGTAAATTTTATCATTTAAAAGATCTCCTGGTGATAGTGTATTATGAATAATCTTCTGACCAGTATAATATCCATGTTTGTTTATAACTATCACATCTCTGCTAATATCAGTATCATTATAAACTTTAGTGTTAAATATCAATCTTCTATTTGCATCATTATATTTTACTGGAATACTTATCTGTTGGTTTGATTTAACATCAACGGTGACATTTTCATTATAGAACAATGAAGGATCTGTTTCTGTAAATATTCTGGAGATATTTCTAACTACCTTACCACTTTCAACTTTAAAATTAGTAGAAAGACTGTGATAATCTCTAGTTCCCGAAGAAATAAAATATAATAAAGATGAATTGGTTGTTGGATTTAAATATTCTCCATTAGTTGACAATCCAACATATTCTGTAGAAATTCCTATATGATTCTCATCATATGCATATGCATAAAGTTCATCAAAATCACTTAATGGAACACTACCTAATGTTAAAATTGATGATCCCCCGTTATTTTTATATGTTATCTTATCCCCTGTTTTAAATCTATGATCCCTTAAGTATACAGTTCTAGAAGGAATATTTCTAGTAATCCACTTATCAGCATAAGAAGTAACTCCAGAACCTACTATAGACAATATTTGATCTGGCGTAAGTGAAGATACATTATAATCTAAGGTTATGGAATTTATTCCAACGTTTATAACCTTTACTTTATCAAATCCAGTAGTAGGGGTTGTTGAATTAAAACTAGAATCTGAAGACCCTGTTAAAGAAATATAATCTCCAATTCTAAAGTTTGATGCATTTATTGGATTATTAAATACTAATCCAACTTTAACATCAGGATCATTTGCAACTAAGAGATCTGTCGAAATTCCACATTGGTAGTTTGTAGGATCTTTTTGTATAAAAACAGATGATATCGAAGTACCAATTCCAACAGAAACCTGTGGATCAAAATATATTTCTTTGTTTAGTTGATAATTTTCTTCCCCAGAATCGGAGAATGTTGAATTATTATCGACAGAAGATAATGCAAAAACTCTAGAATTTTCAACAAGAGGAGTTCCTGATGGATAAGATGTTGAAACACCTGACCTTATAACTCTAATTTGGGAATTTATTGGATCTACGTTTAAGATTTTAAAAAATTCTACATCATCTCCATTGAATATTCTATATTCATCATTAGGTCTTATTGCTGTTGATTTTAAATTTCCAATAACAGATATTTTTTCTGATAAATTTGGGGTAGATAGTCCAAGTTCTTGATTTATTGTCAATATGTTTTCAGTAACATTCACTGTAGAAGTTACAGACTTATCTTTATTTGTTGCTAATTTATTCAATCCAATAATACTTATCACATCATTATCGTTTAGATTGTGAGGAATACTGGATATTCCAATAATAGAATTTAATTCTCTCGACCTTCCAAATTCCACATTATCTACTGTAGAAGAATTTAGTACAATACCCGTTATTTTTTTACCCTTTACTTCAGTAACTTCCGCAAAAGATTTATTTCCATTTTCATCCTCACCAAACTCTATGGTGTCTCCTACTTTATAATTTTCACCTCCAGATATTACATCAACACTTTCAATTAAACCTCTATCTGTTCTAGAAACACTATTCAGTTGATTTTCGTAATCAATTGGATTAAAAATATAATTGTAAGTTGAAGTATCACTAAGTAAATTGTATTCATTTGTATTTCTTATAATTTCATTTTCTTCAAATGAAATTACATTTTGGTTTGCCGTTATATCAAAATTAAAATCAATTATTTTTGATTTATAGAAATTTCCAATAAAATATGGAAAACTGGGTCTTAAATAAGAGAAACTAAATTCTCTATCAAATCCACCTAAGGTTGAAAAATATGCATAAATTCCATTTGGAAATTCTGGAGTTACGCAGAACCTTCCATTATACTCATCGAGATCTCCAGAACCTACAAAAATATAATCTTCAACAAAAAATCCTAAAGGAAAAATATCTAAACTTGGTCTATTTGAATTTGTAAATAATTGATAACCAGATTCTAATATTTTAATTGATCCACCACCAGATGGATTTACAAATCCAAAAGGTCCATAAATTGGATTTCCATCATATGCCCACCCAATAATTGGGGAATGGTATTGAGAAGTAATAGACTCTATTCCATCCACAATTTCCAAATCATTTTTATAAAAATCAACCCCACCAATTTTCTTAGAAACAAGCAAATTTTCCCTTAGTTTTCTTGGTGCATATGAGTGAGTTATTTGAGTTACTCTTTCTCCATATTCATTTTTACTGTCAAGTAAAAATATATCATTACCAAGTATTTGTTTTTTAAAAATAGATCTTTCAACATTATTGACATTCCATTTTTGGATTATTGCATCAAAAGTAGCGCCAGATCCAGAAGAAATCACATTTAAGAGTGTTCCATTAACCTTATAATTAATACCCTCAGAAATAACTCTTACATCAATAATTCTTCCTGCAGAAATAATTGGCACTAATTTTGCACCAGTTCCATCACCTTGGATTTCTATAGTAGGAGTTGAATTGTAGAAAGAACCACCATTTACAATTAATACTCTTTTTATTTGTCCATTGGAAATAATTGCCTTTAGTTCGCAACCAGATCCATTTTTAGCTTCAATATTTGGTTGCCTATTATAATTTAATATCTCAGGAGATCCATATCCAGAACCTTTATTTTCAATTGCTGTTGATATAATAGATCCTCTAAATGCTGGAATAATATCTGCATTAATATCTTCTATTGGCAAAGATTTATTCTTGAAAGTTCCAACAATATCAACTTTTATTGGTTTATAATTTATATTATAAGATCCCGACCCAAAATTATCAAAATTGACAAAAATATTTCTCCTCAAATTAAAATCTGGACCATTTGCTGAAACAGTATTAATACCACACAATCTAAATTCATTGGGATTAATGACACTAACATAATACTCAGTATTAGTAGATAATCCAGATATGGAAGTTCCATCACAATTATATACAATTATTTCTCCAGTTTTATATTGGTGGTTTTCAATTTTTATTGAATTTTTATATAAATCTACATCTGCATTTGAAAATACAAACTTTTTATTGGTATAATTTTGCCCAGTTCTATTTACTTTTATTGAACCAATAGTTGACTTCTTATTAGCACTCTTTAAAAAATGCTTTCCTGGAGAAAAGTCGTCCGATTCAAACTCAATTGGATTTTGTTTATTAATAGAATCTGTAAAGTTTTTGTATATTTTTAGAATAAAATCGGTTTCTGGAGAAACAAAATAATCAATTTCACGTTCTAATCCTCCAAGAGGAGCGTCAGTGTAATCATATCTTATTCTTTCCCCTTCAAAGAACTTATGCTTCACATTAAAAGTTATTCTTCCGGATGTAGGGGTTCCAGTACCAATGGCCACCTGATCTTGATTTGCAATAAATTCCACAGAATGGTCAAAAACTGTCATCTCTGGAATTGCTATCGCACCAGATCCATTACCTCCCGATATTTTTATTTCAGGAATTCCATCCCAATCAAATCCACCATTCAAAACGTCAATTTTTTCCAAAAATCCTTGAACATGTGGTATTATTGAAGCTCCAGATCCACTCTCATCATTAACAACCAAAAGAGGTGGATTAATTATATCATAACCGGATCCTAAAGACTTTACATCAATTTTTTCTATAGATCCATAGTATATAAAATCATTTGACTTGTAATTAGAAATTTCAACTCCATTTGCCAAAATACCAATGGATCCTGAAGGTGTTAAAGTTTTTTCTTGTGGTATTTGTGGAGAAGATATTTTTTTGAAAATATTTTTTGGAGAAATTTTTCTTGAAAAAATCTCTTCAGCATTCTCACTTTGATTTTGGAAAAATATTAATTCATCTGTCGATTTAAATATTCTATTTTCATTTCCAATAAGTTTGGATGTTGGAGAATTTATTGAAATATTGATAAAAATATCATTTCCAAGATTGCTTCTACTACTTGAAAGTTTTATTTTTGTGGAATTGGTAAATGTACCCAATACTTTGACATAATAAACCCCACTAGAAATATTTAAAGAATTATTTTCTCCGCCTTTTTGATAATATAAAGCATCTCCAGTGACAAATGCATTTTTTCCAATGTTTAAAACTGTATCTAAAATTTCAGGATTACTTGGATTTTGTTCTTCACTGATAAAGAAATTTTCACCCAAAATAACAGTATCATCAGAAATAATCAATGATTCTTTACTATATTTTGGTAAAGATTGTGATGCAACATATAAGCTTCCATCAGATCCTCTATAAGTATTCTGAGTATCAGTGATGTAAATATTATTATTATCAAATACTTCCGAATTATAGGTATAAGAAAATTTAGAAATTTTTCTTTCAATGTCATATATTTGAGTTGAATCAAAATTAAATGGTAATGATACATTTAATGCAAAATCATTAACAATAGATTCGACCACGCCATTATAGGTTTTTAATTGACCTGTAACTGATGTTAGAATAGCATTATCACCAAAAGTAAATAAATGCTTATCACTAAATTCAACTCTGTAGATATTATTAAATGTGTTAATCAATTCTAAATTTTTTATTCTATAAGATGGCGATATATTCAATCTCCAACAATTAAATTGAGGATCTTTAATGTCCTTTCCTAAAGTTCTTAAATTTATTCTGTTTCCGGCAACAATATAGCGAGAATTATTATCAACTACAGGATCTGATAAAACTCCAGTGATTCTAAATTTAATTGGATTCTCATCACCATTTTTAGTTAATCCACCTTCACAAACATAATCCAAGTAAATTTCCGTTTTAGAATCAATATTTCTATTGATTCCAGAGCAACCCAAAAACTGATTCAAATTTTTTCTTTGATAATCGATTTGTTGAGTTGTACCATCTTCATAATATACAACCAACTTTCCATTAGTTTCTGGAAATCCATATGTAGAATCTACGGTAATTGACGAAGATCCGATGTCAATTCTTTCCAAAATAATAGTTTTTGGACCGATAACAAATTCACCATAGACCGATCCTCTAAGATTAATATCTTTATTGAAATCAAAGTCAAGACCTATGGTATAGTAAGTTTTATCCTTTCTTGTAATTGTTTCAACTTTATTTACAGTTCCATATGCAGAGGATATAAATTCTTCACCATCAATTGATAGAGTATTTTGGAAAATTGTAGTATTAACTAAGTCTTTTGGATCTCCTTCAATTGCTTCAATAACTAATTCCTGATTAATTCTATATTGAGCATCTGAAGGTCTAATCAAATAATCTCTTGGTTTGATGACTTTAACATCATCCCCAAATAATGCTTTAAATAAAATTTTATAGGAAGCATCAGTTCCTTTAGAAGTATAAAAATCTTTTAACTGTTTGATCAAAAGATTTTTATTTACGCTTAGAGTATCGCTAGAAAAAAACTTTCTATTCTCAAATCCTGGTGCAAATTGAGTTTTTATTTTCTTAAAGAACTCATTTAAGAATAAAATATTTAAATTTTTGACAGATGCAGAATTTAAATGATCGCTTGCATTAGTTTTTTGAAAATCTAGACCATCTTCATATGAGGTAATCGCACTAAAACCTCTAACACAATCATTAAATGTATTATATGTTTTTGACTTGTATAAAATAACCTCAGAATCGATTTGAATCAATCCATAACTATCAGGAAATCCTCTAGTACTAGATACGCGAATACTATCATCAGCAAAAGAAATATCTTGAGTTAATTCCGTATATTCAATTAGAGATGCAATATTGTCAAGTTTTACATACTTATCAATATTTTGAAGTATGTCCAGTACACCACCCTGATATTCTAATCCAGCGTAATATTCTTGGAATAGTTTTTCAACTAAAGGGTAAGTCTCCCTAACAAAATTTGGGAGTTGATTCTTTACAACATTACTAATTTTAACTCTTGTGCTTTGCATTTCTATTAATCTCTAATTAATTTTCCATTCGTATAACTTGAGGTTGTAATATAATTACTTCCAGAAATATCATTTCCAGAAGAAATATTGTCACGAACTGCAGTAACGGTTATTTTATTGGTATCAAGCTGTAAATAAAGATCCTGTAAACCAATAACATCATTTGATTTTGGTGTGGCAGAAATTTCCACAATAGATTCTCCACTATCTATAATCGTAGAAACAATGTTAATTGGATTCAATATAATTTCCCCTTTCACATAATCTACAGTTCCAATAGATTGTCTAACCTGGACAGGTTCATCAGATTCTGTTGATATTTTGAATAAGAATAAACTTCCCGTTTTTAAATTTGCATTTGGTTTATCAGAAATGTAAACCGTTCCACTAATTCCAGCAACACTAAATCCAGATGTTTTTATATTAAACCCATCTCTATTTCTTACAAAAAGTTCGTTACCAAAGCAAATTTCATATTCTGCAAATTGATTAATAGATGCCCTAAAATCTCTCCTTACGGAAACTTTAGTAATGTTTGAAGTAATAGAAGGATCACTTTCATCTATAATATTCAAAACTTTACTATATTTAAATCTAACGTCACTATTATCAGATTCTAGTGACTTCGAATATTTTTCCAAATTAGATGTTACTTTATTTTTTGGTATTTGTGAATTATTAGTTAAATTTTCATTATAATAAATTGTAGTATCCAGTTCAATATATAAGTATTTTAAATCGATAACTTCAATTACAATACCAGCAACTGTGTATTTTCTAAGAAGATTCTTTAAATTTTGAGCAGCACTTGATGATATAAAAGTTCCACTTTGTGGTTTAACTGCCACAAAAACTTTTCCATATCTTGGTGGATTTAAATCTTCTCCACCAAAAACATTAACAGACTCTAATTCTGGAAAAAGTCTTGGAACAATTGCCTTAAAATCATTTGCTGTCACTGCTCTGTTTTGAGAAGAATAATATTTTGGAGCATAATTTCGGATCGATTGTACAGATTCTATTTCATTTCCACCAAAAGAAGCAGTATTAGTTACAATATTAGAGATACCACGAGTAATAATTCCAATATTTGAATCTAATTTTCCGGCAAATGTAAATTGCGAAAGATTATTTCCCAACGCTCCATTGGAAACAACATAGGATGCCTTAATTAAATTAAAATTTTCCAGTTTTTTGCCAAAGATACCGTCTCCAAAAATTAATTCATAATATTGATTTTGGATTTCTTGAATAAAGAAAATTTTAGAATCGGATCCAATATCGATAATGTCTTGCGCTAGAGCATATTTTGTAGAAAGAGATGATAATTGACTTTGGTAAACATTGACTGATAGCGTACTTATATCAGCATTTACATTTTCTATAATATATCTTTGAGGAGGATTTGGTATAAAAGAACTTACAGTAAACTCTGAAGTTGCTAGAGTTCCTTCATAAATTTCAATATTTTCAAAAAATGCAACTCCATTTACCACAGGAACTGAAATATCTTCTTTGGTAACAAATGTATAACTTTCTCCACTAAAATTAGATTCCGTAGTACAAACTATACCCTTATTCAATGTAATTATTCTAGGAATTGATGCGTAATTTGAAACATCAATAAAGAAGGATATATTTGCTCTTGCTGCAGTTCTTGATCTTGGAACGTATCCAATATTTCTTGCAAGTGAAACAATATTTTCTCTTAATGTTGCACTATCAATAAAAACCTCACCGCTAATCATATTAGCGTTATATGAGGAAATGTACGTATTATATGCAAGAATATCTATCAAGACCGACAAATTCGATCCTTCAAAATCATAATCCGTGAAATCTGAGCTTGATCCTAAGTAATCTTTAATAGATTGCCTTAATTGATCAAAATCTAAGTCTGTAAAATTTACTATTGCCATTTATCGGGTTGGCTGTAATACAAAAACTAACTTTTGGGGTGGAACATCTATACCTATAATATTATATCTTATAGTAACGTTAAATTCATTATTATCATAAATTGGATTTACAATAACATCAATTAATGAAACTCTTGGTTCATAATTTCTAATAGTGTTTTCAATTTGCGATTTAATACCATCTGCAGAAATTGAATCAATATTTTCAAATAAAGATCTACCAATATCAGATCCAACATCTGGATTAAAAAATCTTTCACCTGGCAAAGTTAAAACCAGATTACGAACTGATCTTGCAATCGCTGTTTCATTTTTAATGGCCAAAATATCATAAGTCAATGGATTGACCTGAAGAGATAAACTAATATCCTTAAATGATTTACTAATTCTCTCTAAAGGCATTTATGAAAAGATGTAGTCTCAACTTATTTATTAGATATTTTGACCGTAAAATGGTTCGGTTCCATATGACCAATCATCATAATCATTGTCATTACGAATTTTCTCATGAATTTCATTTTGATGAGCAAAATTGTGCTTTTTTGGAGTAATATCGTCGTTATTAATCTCTCTGAGCATCTGTTTTTTTGAGTCTCCAGGAGTTTTGCTCCAATAATCAGTGATCAGACTCGTTGTTCCCCAAACTTCTTTCATATAATTTACGTCCCTATCTGGATTTGGTTGAATTGCCATCTGTTTGTTCCTTTTTTGAGGGTTAAACAGAACTTTTTAAGGGGTTTCTATCCCTTTTGAGGTATTTTATGGTCCTTACCCAAAATTTCCTCAAGCATTTCCTTGTCCCAATGTTCGTAATATTCAGTTTTTGATAGATTTTCTCTTGATTTTTCTAATTTTTCTCTAGATTGGCATAAAATTAAATTATATTTGCCATTATTTGTTTGAATACCTTGTATAAAGGTCTTATAACGACCACAATCCTCTAAGAATATGTAGTCTTTGTAGATATTATTGTAGATTTCACACCACATCTGTATTGCAGAAGCATCTAGGTAGTCCTCAACAACAAAAATGACGACATCATACCCCTTTAAAGGCATAATATCGTCAATATTTGATAGTACAATTTTATAGGAGGCAGTTGAGGAAAAGGGGCAAATTGCAAAATTACCCAATTCGGGTCTTAATTTTGATATTTTGAGGATCCAATTCTGGATATGCTCTTCAATTTCCTTCATTTTGGATTTACCCCCTTATTTCTGCCTCAAAGGAGAGACTTTGGATGACCGGATATAAGGATCAACCCTGCCCTCTACTACGCTTACGTGCTTTATTACGAGACGTTGCGGCATACTTAGTGTGTTTACCAGAACCCTGCCGTGTTTTCTTGGGTTTCGATTCAATAAGATCTCCACCGCTAAAAGAAGGTCGCTTAGCCATTTACAATTTCCTCTAATTTAAGTTCATTCGGATCAATTTCACTACCCTCATAAAATTCATATGAGAGTTCTGAAAGGACTTCCGCACATTCTTCGTGAGAAAGCCCTGTGTACATTATTTCTCCCTTGTAGAGAATATTAAACATTATCAGATAACACGAGTCTTTTCGTGCCCAACGCGAATGCGAGGATCACACCAAATCTCATATCCCTGTTCTTTTGCATCGAGACAGAAGGAAACATCTTCTCCACACATATCTTGTACTGCACCAGATTCAAAAACTTGCATCTTCGGAGCAAACCAAGGATATTCAAGATTCTCAAAGACTCCCTTCTGAATCAATACCCAACCAAATCCTGTGTAATCAACAGTAAATGGCTTCTTACGTTTGCCCATACTATCAACGGTTTCATGATTCATCACACCACCATTGTTACGGAAATCATCTTCCTCCAACCAATGAGCAACAGAAGTTGTACGACCATCTTCTGTAGCATACCATCCAGCAACAATACCACGTTGCTTCGATTCATCAACAACTCCCTCTTCATCAATTGCTTCAGCAGGGAATGCCAAATCACAAAGTTGCCAAAACTTCTCAGTGTTGAAAACAATATCACTATCAATCCATAGTTGATAATCATATTGCAACTTACCATCCCAGGGAATCTGTTTCGGACCCCTCAGAACATTCGCACCAAGACACTTACAACGTGCGAAGTTTACCATTGAGGAATAATCTTGAGAAATTTGAATTCCACATCCATTCTGTACAAGATCAAAACAGAGTTGAACAAATGCCTTCAAGAATGTAAAAGAACATCCACGCCCTGGTAGACAGAACACAATGCTCTTACCTCGCATTCTTGCCTTGATTGCATCAATATCCCAATCCCCAGATGCCTGTGCTACTGGGGGTTTTGCTTTAACTGTAAATCCTTTTGCCATGAGTAATAAAATCCTTCAGATCAATTTTATCGTGTTATTTATCTTTTGTAAACCCCTTCAAAATGAAGACTCAGATACTGCTTTTTTATTTACGATTAATTCTTCGTAATTTAAATCCTCTCTCTGATACTCACTTGAAGTCAAATCTACAAGTGTAAGTAGAGTATTCCATGTCTTATAAAACTCCTCTTCCTTGAGTGAGTGATATAAACACTTCTCCTTTGCGTATATGTGATATACCTTTTCTAACATATTGAATTCTTATTGTTTCAATGCATTATATATCATCACCACAACTGCCCCAAATGAGACCATCAGCGGAAATCGAAATACATTGAATACTTTCCCAGGGTATCTTATGATCCACCCCGCAAAAATAACTTTCCAAAAACTCCAATACGGTTTACGTTTACTCATCTCTACATACCAAAAAATTTTTCCGGGATTTTTTTTATTTTATTTGATACCCTTCGAGGTCTTTTGAAAAAAGTCTTAGAGTGATATAAGTCTCTTAGGGGCATACTTTTATAGCTTAGGAGTACCTTAAAAAAATAATATACGAGGGCCGCCTTATACTTAAGGGGCAAACTTTTTTCTAACTGCCTATCACGAATGCTCCGAACGAATAAGGTATATCCCCATTCGTTCGTGCATCGCTAAGTGTCAACGAAGGGCAGACTTGAGTGCAATCTCTTCAGGGCGGAGTTGCCCTGCTTTGAGTCTACCGTTGCCACCCGTAGAGTTATTCCAACGGGTGCCAGCACCGCCTACACGACTCATCACCAATTCACTGCGGCGGGGTTTACGTTGGGGCAAACGAGTAACCTTCACCTTCCCTTGAATCTCAGCGATGAGAAGGTCAGTAGAGGATGCAGCAGCGAGTGTCGAAATGTCGGTCATTTTCAGAGGAGGGTATCAGTGAGAAGAAAAAAAGGTGAGCAGAGATTAACCCTGCTTCCCCACGTAGTCTGTATGTAACCCAGCAAGTTCAGCGGTGGGGTATCCATCGATTGCCCAACCACGGGTATGAGAATTCGCTTGAGATTTACCCTTGGCAACGTTAGTACCAACCCAGATGGTTTGGCGGGTGTTGATGTCGGTTGCCATTGTCCAGAGTGCCATGGATTGCTCCTTTGTTTGCTTCCTGTGTATCCTACAGCATCAGGGGCACCTCAGAGCACCCCCGACACACTTTGAAATGTTGACTCAGAACTCCACAGGTTGCAGAGTGGGAGTCGAAATTGCCGCATAATGTGCAGCGCACTCATTTATGTTCTGATCTTCGATTGCGGAAACCATAGTGTCAAGGATATTGAGAATTTGACTCCCATCCTGACCCTGGCGAAGCATACCGAGAAGAGTCGAACGATTGAACATTTGAGAAAAAAAGTAGAGAGTTTGGGATTTGCCCCGCTGTGAGAATCGAACTCACACACCG